TATGTTAACTTTACTCATTATTTTTTCAGCGATAGTTTTATCTGGTATCGCGTTTTGGTTCTACAATAAACGTCAAATCAATTCTCTATCAGACCAATTAGATGATAAGAACGTTGTTATCAGTGCTCTTCGTAATCATGTGGAAAATGATACACCAGTCTTTAATCCAAATGAAAATTGGAGACCATCTGATGTCAATCCTTCTACAAACTTAACACCAAGTGTTGAAGATGCACTTTCGAGTAAAAAGCCAAAGAATCAATATAATGGTGGTAAGAAGGGTGGACAGAAGAGTGGACAGAAGAAGCAAACTGCTCCTGCACAACAACCATCACAAACAAAGAAGCCACGTAAGAAGAACGTATAAATAAATCTTACTATTTATAGAAAATTTATCGGTGCCTAATTGGGTCGGTAATAACAAGTCTAACTGATTGTTTAATTTTTTTATAGGAGGTTACTATGAGTAACAAACAAAATTTACCATCACGACCGATGGCGGAAAATATGCCGGTTTGGATATGGCAAGACCCATTTTTACCAACTGATAGATTGTTTGACAATATCTTTTCAAAGGCATTTCCCGAATTTTCAAAGACGTTTGGAATTGACGCACTTCAAAAGGCATCATATCCAAAGGTGAACATTCTTGAAACTGACTCGGAAATCAAGTTCGTCGCTGATGTTGCTGGTCTAACAAAGGATGAGGTTCAAATCTCAATCAAGGATAACGAAGACTACACAAAGACACTTACTATTTCAGGTAAGAAAGAAGTTGAAAAGAAAGATGAAAACGTTAAGTATCTTCTTCGTGAACTGAAGCAGTCTTATTTTGAACGTTCATTTGTAATCAACAACTATGCAGAATATGATTTTGATGGTATCACTGCAAAGCATGAAAACGGTGTTCTTTCACTATCAATTCCAAAGTTGGAAGTAAAGAAGACGGAAAACAAGGTTAAGTATATCAAGGTTGACTAAATCATCTTGGTATAAAATTTTTAATGGGAGACAAGATTTTTCTTGTTTCCCATTGTTTTTTTTCTTATATTAGAACTCACATTATTCAACATAGGATTGTTATGAATCTCGGTTATGCCTGTATCAATATGACTCTCGGTAAGAAGAAGATTACCACAAATCGGTCAATGATAAAGAAAACATTTCTTCAACGCGGTATGGATTATGCCTCTGAACTTGCTCTCCAAAACGTCAAGGACTTAGAAACCATTATCCATTGGAACGTAGAAAACAACATCAAACTATTCCGTATCTCATCAGATATGTTTCCGTGGGCATCCGAATACAACATAAACGACCTCCAAGATATGCCAGAAATTCGTCAGGTAATGAAACGTACAGGTGAGTATGTAAAACTCCATGGCGTTCGTTTAGGGTGTCACCCTGGCCCTTTTAACGTACTTTGTTCACCGAATGAGAAAGTTGTTCAGAACACTATAACCGACCTAGAAAATCACGGTAAGGTTCTTGACTTACTCCAACTTTCACATACACCATACAACAAGATAAACATTCACTGTAATGGAACTTATGGTGATAAAATTGCAAGTATGCAACGTTTTTGTGATAACTATGACAAATTGTCAGAGTCTGTCAAATCGCGTCTAACCATAGAGAATGATGACAAAGCCAGTATGTATAGTGTCAAAGACTTGATATATATCCACGAACGTATCGGTATTCCAATCGTCTTTGACTATCACCACCATACGTTCAACACAGGTGGTTTGTCTGAACAAGAAGCTCTTGAACTTGCTATGTCAACTTGGCCTGATGGAATTACTCCTGTTGTTCATTACTCATCATCCAAACCAAAGGAATCTGGTAATCCAAAGGATAAACCACAAGCTCATGCAGACTATATTTTGGAAAAAATAAATACTTATAGTCATAACGTAGATATTATGTTGGAATGTAAAGCCAAAGAATTGGCACTACTTGAATATCGTAAACACAATGGAGAAATTCAAAATGGATAGAAAAAGATTACAAAAACTTGCAGGTATTATAACAGAAAATTATATTTCTGAATCAATCCCTTCAAATGTAATGAACCAACGTTTCAAGTATGTTGGTAAGACATTAGAGATTGAACCAGGTTCAGATGTTTTTGATTCACTCAATGATTTCTTTGCAGAAATTAGATTTAGTTGGGACACATCAGAATCTGAAGTTGAAAACTACATAAATTCTCTTTCATACGAAGGTGGGAAGATTGTATCCAATTATTCTGGGACAAAACAAGTAGAGTTGGTAAAACAGTAAGAGATAAATTATGACAAAAAATCTATTCAGTCTCAAAAACCTTATTTGGTTTTGTGCGATTGGACTAGCAGTATTTTCAGGATATTATTCCGTATTCGGTATATCCAAGTTATTCTCTGGTGGTTCTTGGTCAATCATCGGCATGGCGGCAATGTTGGAACTTTCCAAACTTGTTGTTGTTACATTTCTACACGACCATTTCAAAACACTCCGACTTCTTTTTAAGGGCTATCTTTTATCTGCCGCTGTAGTTCTTATGGCAATTACCTCTATCGGTGTTTATGGGTATCTAACAAACTCATATCAAGAAACTGCAAAGACTATCTACAAGGCACAAAATGAAATGGTTTTACTTGACCAAAAGAAAAAATTGTTTGAGGAACAAAAGATACAGATAGATAAAGCAATAGAAGATAAAAACAATCGTCTCAAATCACTTGACCAAATCCGTGTATCACAACAAAATGCTTATACAGAACAATTAACTCAAAAACGTGGTACAAGTGGTTTATCGAAAAATATATCATCTATTGATAAGTCATCTGAAAGTCTAAACAATGATATTTCTGTACTGACACAAAAATCATTTGCACTTGCAGATTCTATTGCAAAAATAGACCAAACAAAATTAACAGTAACAAATGAATCATTCTCTTCAGAATTAGGTCCACTTCTTTACTTGAGTAGAATAACTGGTATACCGATGGATAACGTGGTAAACTGGTTCATCCTTATTCTTGTTATTGTATTTGACCCATTAGCCGTCAGTTTGGTTATAGCCGCAAATCATTTATCTTCAAAAGAAAAACAAAAAAAATCATTGGAAGAATTGAGTGAGATTGGTCAAGAAATTGGAATCGGATACGAAGAGCCAACTCAAAGTTTTCCATCATCTGTAAATGGACAAATAACGGATTCAGTGACTCAGGGGGTAGTCGAAGTTACCGACGAGGAGAATCCTGATTTTTTTCATAAAGAGGTTTCGTTGGAAGAAAATGATATAGAACAGGATATGATAAAAATTCTTCCAGAAGAAAGTGTTATCAATGTAAATGAATTTGTACGAGAAGAACCCGAAGTAGAAATTGCTCTTGGTGATATTATAAATGAAGATACAAAAGATGATTTGTTAATATCAGAAGAAATTAGTATATTAAACAATGAATCACAAAATGAACAAAATGAATTTTATCAAGAAGAACCAAAAAAGAAAAAACCTAAACAGGCTGTTATAGAACAACCAACGTACACTAGGGGAATATCGGTATGAAGTATTTAGTATGTGAAAACAATAAACCTGGTGGTAAGTATTTTAAAGGAAGACAGTGTTATACGGAAGTTTTAGTAGATGAAAATACAAAATCAGTTTTATGTTGGAAATGTACTGCTATGATTACACCACCACCCGAAGAGAAAAAATCTTCTGGTTATCCTCGTGGGTGGAAGTTTATGTCTGAATTTGTTGATAAAGAAGGAAATGTGTATCATAAGGGAGAAATTCAAGAACATCTTTTTGGCTCTTTACCACCAACGGAAATCAAAGAGAACAATCAAGTTAAGACTAAAAAAGAAAAAAAGAATTCTCTTGAAGACAAAATAATGTCAGAGTATAAAAAGATAAAGTCGAAGAAAAAATCAAAGAAAAAATAAGGAGATTGGTTATGTCAAACTTATATGACGACGGAGACGAAAACAAAGTTGAAAAGAACAAGTCAACTAATAATGACGATCTTCCTGTAAAATGGAAAGAAGCTCTTGTACAAATGGACTATGGTATAGACGTTGAATCATCCACGATTTATTTCTATGGTGATATTATGGACGGCACACTTTACGATTTTGTTTTGAAAGTTCGTTCCATAATGTATATGAGAGACGAAGATAAAAAGGACGACCCGATAAACATCGTTATTAATTCCGACGGCGGAGATGTTTACGAAGCACTCGGTATGATTGATTTCATCCATAGTCTAAATGTTAAGGTAAATACGATTTGTAGAGGAAGGGCAATGTCAGCTGCAGCACTTCTTCTTTGTTCTGGAACTGGTACAAGAGCTGCTTCAAAGAATAGTACAATCATGTTCCACGAAATGTCATCAGGTATTTACGGTAAATCATCTGATATGAAGGCAAACGTTCAACACATGGAAAAGTTGGAAGAAATACTAGTCGATATTATGAGTCAGAACTCGAATAAGGATTCCAAATTTTGGAAGGAAACAACCGTAAAAGATTATTATCTTACACCGGAAGAAGCATTGGAACTTGGTGTTATCGATAAGATAATACAACCAAAGTATAGAAGAGGTGAGTAATGATTTTAACAGTTTTGTTACTTTCTCTCGTAATTTTAGTTCAGTTTTATGTTATCTATAATTTGTACATGAAGTATGATAAACTAGAAACTGAATACGATAAAACGTCAACTAAATTAGAAGAAGACCAGTCATTCATAGAGTCTCTACGAAGTAGAATTATGAGTCAGCGTTCATATCTAAAACAATTGGATAGAAGGGGTGCATTCGAATCTGATGATGAGGTTGGTTATTTCTTTAAGGAACTAAAAAAGATAATAAATGATATTTCTTCTTATTTTGATATTCCAAACGAACAATCTGATGAAGATTTAAATAATGAATTCATGCGGAGGTTCAATGGAAATTAAAAAGAAAAAACAAAATATCTACTTCACACAAGATACAGAAGATGCAATAGTAGAATACAATACCTGTGAAGACGATATATTAAAGAATGAAATATATACAAAGAGAATACACCCTGCGTTTTATAAATTAGCCGAAATCATGATACACAGATTCAAGTTTTATAACTTTGATGTGCCCCATGAAGACGTTAAACACGAAGTTGTTGCATTTCTACATGAAAAAATTGGTAAGTATGATAATTCAACTGGTTTCAAGGCATTTTCTTATTTTTCAATAATTGCTAAAAACTATCTTATAGCAGAAAATAACAAAAACTACTACCAATATAAGAGAAGATATTCGGTCGAATCTATTGATACAGAAAGAAACGTTGTAAATGAACAAATACGAACAGAGTTTGTAGACGAACAAAAAGATTTTATAGACTTATTTGTTGATATAGCTGAAAAATATCTTCCACTGATATTTACAAAAAATAGAGACATTCAGGTTGCAGATTCTGTTATTTATCTTTTTAAGACTCGTGATAACATAGAGAATTACAATAAAAAGGCATTGTATATTCTCATACGTGAAAGAACTGGGGTAAGAACACAATATATAACAAATGTTATAACAAAGATAAAAGACATTTACATTAAGTTGTATAAAGAATATAATGAAGGAACCAACATATCAGATTTAAGTTGGTTTGAATTACAAGAGATTATTGAGGACTAAATAGTTATAGTATATGAGCTTTGATACAGAAATATTCGGAAGTAAAAAGTTCTCGGACTTATTAAAAGATATTTACGAGAACCAAAAGAAAAAAGACCGCCAGATTAATCTTCTGATTGCGGACTTAAAGCCACTTATTACAAACATAAGTGATGCGGCTTTACTTGTTCCTGTCATCAAAGATTATATGGAAGTATCGGTCAAGAATGATGAACATCTTGTAAAATTAGCCGCTGTTATTCAACGCATGGTTTCAAAGACTACGGAAGAAGGAAGTTCATTCTTGACAGATGAAGAAAAGGATGCTCTTCTAAAAGAGATACAATCAATCGGTGAATCAAACGAGTCAACGGAGTCAAATGAATCCTCAAAAAACAATAATCAACGGACAGGAATATGAGATAGTATCAGCCGAAGTGGTTGATGTTGACTTTTCTGGTACGAATAAAGAAAAATTATACACGATAAAGTGTAAATTAATTGGCTCATTTGGCTCACAGGCTTCTGTTAGTACAATTCAAGCAAGAGCTCTTGACGCAAACATAAAGAACATACCCATTGCGGGTGAAGTTGTTATACTACTAAAGGCACCATCGCCTTACGATTCATACTTGGGTACTGGTCAAGAATATTATTATACGAATCCAGTATCAATACAAAGTTCCGTTCATCACAATGGGATTCCTGGTTTAACAGATGTACTTGAAAATAAAAATTCTAATAACAAAGAAAAAGTACAAAGGTCACAAGTTGGTATAACCGAAAAAACATCAAAGAATAAAGAAAACCAAAAAACAATAGACCCTAGATTTGGTGAACGATTGGATGTAAGACCAGTTCAACCTTATTCTGGTGACATAATACTTGAAGGTAGATGGGGTCAATCGATACGATTCGGATCAAGTATAGATGAACAAAGAAATTACCCAGTTTCTCCTTATTGGAAACCTGGATTAGGTGATATAGGAAATCCTATACTCATTATATCCAATGGAACAACTCCAGATAAAAAAACAAAAGATAACGAGTTTATATCTGAAAATCCAGATACTGATGATGCTTCTATTTGGATGACATCTGGTCAATCTGTTAAGTTTACACCAGCATCATCTTACACTCCATCTATACTAGACAAACAGGTAGACCTTTTTAACAAAAATAAGTTCGGTGGTAATCAAGTTATAATTGCATCCGACCGATTGATTTTTAATGCTCGTAAACAAGAATTGATTGCGTTTTCAAAAGAAGGAATAGGTTTTTCTTCTGAAAAAGCAATTTCTATTGATGGAAAACAAGTAGTTGAAACTGAGTCTAAAAGAATAAATCTCGGTATTAATGCAAAGTCACCTATACTTTTAGGTGATAGGACGATGGACTGGTTAAATGAACTTTGTAACATATTATCCAGCTTCTTAACCGCAACTGGACAATTAACAGTTCCAACTGGAGTAGGACCATCAGGAATTCCAATAAACGTATCTTCATTTGTTGACTTAAAAGGAAAAGTAAAGGGAATACAACAGAAGATTGAAAAACTCCAATCACAACTTGCTTTTGTGAACGAGTTCAGTAAAGGACCAACCGAAGAAGCAAAGTCAAAAGAAGAAGAAAGAGAACAACGTCAGGAGATGCGCAATGCTGGTGAAGAACCACCGAGACCGGCATCCGACCCAAATGAAACTGCACTTTCTCCAAGAGATACTCAAACTCTTAATCAATGGCAAGGTAATACACTTTGGGATCCTAACAGAAATAAAATCTATGGTACTCGTGAGAAAGATTCTATGACTTGGTTTTATGATAAAGAATGGGAAAAATACGTTAACAACATGGGTGATAGTGATATAATAGACCCTATAACTGGTGAGAAGATAAACGGACTAAATGTTGACCCAGACTTTACTAAGGGGTCAACTACATTTAATAGCGATTTTATGGATTCTGTTGCACAAGGAGATACGGGTGCAATAGAAGATAATCAACAATATCCAGACCCAAGTGATGTTCCTGGTGAAGAAAAACCAACGGACTAATAGAGATAAATTATGGAACAGGATAATCAAGACAAAAATAAAGGGGTTATTGCCGGCGAACCCATCAATACCGAAGATGACGTAATAACAGGTGCGACGATAAAGTCTGCTCGTAGTAAACGTGGAACAATCGCAAATACAAGATCTGGTGGTCAACAAAGAGTTAGTAAGAATAAATCAAAGAACAAAGGGATTGCTTCACAAAAAACCGCATCTGGAGATGTCTATACATCGGCACAAGATAAATTAAAATCAGTATCTAATCCTGCAACAAAAAATCAATTGATAGACTCAATAAAAAAAATGCCGGATAGAATGGTTCCAAAGTTCATAAAACCGTATGCTGATTTGATGGTTAATACATTCGGTATAGATACACGGGAAAAAGTTGCAAACTTCTTAGGACAAATATCCGCGGAAAGTATACGTGGTGTTTCTGAATATGTCTATTACACAAGTGAAAAACATTTGAAAGGATCTTTTGGAAGTAGGGTCAAAAGAGATGATGTCAAAAACTTCTTGTATAAACAGTCTAATTTACCAAATTATGGATTTGGTATAACACCGTGGTCTTTAAATGGAATGAATGATTCTTATTATGGTAGTAGGAATGGTCCTACCAATGGAAATACTTTTAATAAAGTATCACAGGCGATAAATCCAAAACAAAACGTTCAAGCGGGCTCCCCACCACCAAATTTACAAGTAGACCCTGGATTTTATAAGGGTAGTTCGGATGGTTATGCGTATCGTGGACACGGCGTTATACAGATAACTGGAAAAGTTCAATATGAAAAAATGAACAAATTTTTTGGTAAGAATGGTACACTTGAAAAGAACAACGTGGACTTCATAAAAAACCCAGAATTAGTTTCCGATAATCCAAAATATGCTTTCTTAAGTGCATTAATGTGGTGGTATAACCATAAAGGTGTCTACATCAATAGTGTAAGTTTGTCAACAACTAAAACAATAACAGCTGCCGTAAGGGGGAGTTCGGGTGGTTATCAAGCCAGACATAAAAATGTTGAACGATATTTTTATTTCCTAGTCAATGGTACAGCCGGTTATGAGTTAGATGATAGTGGCAATGTGATACCAAAAGGATTTAAGTATGGTAAACTCAAAACAAGAGGTGATGTCCCAGAATTATCAAATGCACAAAAAAATGCAACTTTTGGTAGTATATCATATCAACCATCGGCCGGCGATTATATTAGGATAACAAATTCATTTGAGAGAGATAATATAAAATTTGTAAGAATACCAGAGATGAAAAAATTTGGTCTCGAAGGAATGGAATTCCATTGGAGAGCCGAAGAACAATTAAAAGGACTTTGGAATGAATGGGGACAGTTGGGTCTACTTAATGATATTTTGTCATTTAATGGTTCGTTTACTCCTAGATTTGTAAGAAATACAAGAGGACCAAATAGACCTTTAAGTAGTCATGCTTGGGGAGTTGCATTCGATATAAATGCGTCATGGAATTTATTGGGACAAACCCCTGCACTTCCTGGACAACAAGGTTCTGTTAGAAAACTTGTAAATTCTGCGATAAAATGGGGATTTTATTGGGGTGGATGGTGGTCTGGAAGACCTGATGGTATGCACTTTGAAGTTAGTCGATTAGATTATAAGTAAAAATAAAAAAATTTGTTAGTTATTAGTATAACATAAAATTCTAAGGGTAGAAAGATGGATACAAAATCATTTTTGAAGGAAATACGTTCTATTATAAGAGAAGAAATAGAATACGCTTTGGATAAAAAGATGAAAGAATCATCATCAAAGAAGCCGGTTAAAGAAACAATCGATCATGGTGTTTCTTTGTATAAACAGGCAACGGGTATTGCTTCTAAAAAACAAGAGCAAAGAAAAAAACCATTAAGTAGTGCTACTAGTAAATTTAGTGCTGTTCAAGATATTCTCGAAGAAACAAGACGTTCTCTTCAAGAAAGTTATGATTCTGATTCATATGATGAGGGAAGAACTCTATCATTTGATTCTAATTCACTAAATGCTTTTGCAAATGAAAGATTTGGTACACCAAACGCAATACCATCGGGTGTAAATCCAAATGATTTGGCACCAGAAGTGTCTAAAGCACTTACTCGTGATTATTCTGCGCTAATGGCAAAAATAAACGAGAAAAAGGGAGCATAATGATTGGCACGGTTTAGACGAAAGAGTATTATAATCAATGAGCCTAGCTCATCAGTAAACTATTATGTTAAACCGATTGGTGTAACTATACCGTTTAATAATCCAAGTGGGGTTTTTTATCAGAGTTACACAAATAGAGACCAAGTATTTTCAAACGTAAAAAATCTCTTATCAACATCAAAGGGTGAGAGATATATGCAGCCAGACTTCGGAACGGAGTTGAAATTTATCCTTTTTGAAAACATAAACACCGAAGAAGATTTAGAAGAATCTATAAAAGGTGACATAATATCTGCGATAACAACTTGGTTGCCTTATTTAAATGTAACAAGATTGGATGTTAATTTCAATATGTCTGAAGACGGTAGGGTAAATGACCCATATCATGCTATTGGAATATTCCTCGAACTGAAAATCGTCGGTACAAACATATATTTACCGATTCAGATATTTATATCAGATACAGGTAATTTGAGAATCCAAGAGGCACAAAACTAATGGCTGATTTAGTAAAAAAAGACATCAGGTATCTTTCACG